AAACTATTTTTAACGATCTGATGGCTTTAACCGCTAAGAACGAAGCGTTTATGTGGAAAGACTTCACCTCTGTTGGTGGTGGTATCTTCCGTATTTTCTCATATCGCCTGGCGAGTTATTCTGATTTCCTGGAGCCTAACGCTCTGGAATGTCGCGGTTCAATGTTCCGTGTTGATGAAGAAGGTAACTATTTGGCGTGTGCTTCTCGTACACCACAAAAGTTCTTCAACGCATACGAGAACCCATTCACTATGTTTGATCGTAGTACTTTGAGTACTGAAATCTCCGTGGTAATGGATAAGCTGGATGGTTCTATCATCAGTACCTTTATGGATGTGGATTTCCAGATCCGTACTAAGTCTCATGCGTCTTTGAATTCTGACCATGCGATTAACAGTACTGCTATGATTCACGCAGACAAAGAACTTCTAAACGAGATTCATTTCGTAGAAGCTACTGGTTATACTGTGAACCTCGAATACACATCACCTGAATTCCGTATTGTTCTTCCGTATCAAGAAGACGGCTTAACAGTACTGAACCTGCGTAACCGCAATTCAGGTGAACTTATTGTCGGTGAAGATCTGAAACAGATTTCACCATTGCTGTATGAACGTTCCGTGTTTGCTAAGTATGGTGAAGTTGATTCAACATTCCCTATGAAAGAAACACTGTTCGAAAGTATCGAAGCGTGTCGTTCAATGCAAGACATTGAAGGTTACGTACTGATCCTGAAAGATGGTCGTATGTGTAAGATCAAAACTGACTGGTACTGTGCTTTACACTTTACCAAAGACGGCATCAACGTCGATTCACGCTTGTACGAAACAGTAGTACAGGGTGCGTCAGATGACCTGAAACAGATGTTCAGTACTGACGTGTACGCAATGAAAAAGATTGAAAAAATGGAACAGCTTGTATTTTCGTGCTATAATGCTTTAGTCACTGAAAGTGAAGCGTTTTACAATCAGAACAAGCATCTTGAACGTAAGGAATACGCATTACAGGTTCAGAAGGTTCTGCCTAACGAACTCGGTAAGCCAGGTATTGCGTTCAGCCTGTATCAACAACGTCCTGTTGATTACAAGGTTGTGATGCTGAAATACATGAAAGAAGTACTGAAGGATTTTGTAGTCTAACAGTACTTCTAAATAGCCTACCACAAGGAGTAGTGATGGCTAAACCAAAGTATAAAGCAACCAAGGGCGAAGTACGAACTCCTGAAGAACATAGAAGAATACTACAAGAGATAGACGCTGTACAGTCTGAACGCTCAAGGAAAGGGGTTCAGAAATCTGCTAAGCGTCTTAAAAATACTTTTGGAGTTAGTTCATCTGCGTATAAGAAGGATCGTAAGCCCAAAAACAAAAAACCAAAAATTTATGATTTAGGAAGATACGCTCGTGAGTAATCAAGTAACATTACAAACGTCTAAAGTAGTATACCGAGATCAGGAATTTTCAGTTATCCCAAATACAGCACTGCCGATATACACTATGCGACAGATGCTGGAATATGTAAGAAATATAGGTGACGTGGCCTTTATTGTCGATGGAGAGTTCTACTTCGACGAGGGAGCTTTCTTCAATCTGACGATGAAGTACCATGACAAGTACATTATAATCTAAAGGAGAATCCCATGAAAGTACAAGTGCAACATAGCATCGTCCAGGATATGACCGTAATCAAATTTAATTCGTTAAAAGATTACTTCCGTGGGCTTGACTTTCTCGATTCACATGGGTTAGAATGGACACCGTTGAAATACAGTTCACGTGAGGATACGGCGAGCATTCGTTTGTCCGAAAATGTACTGAAAAAATTCTCTGATAAATTTGGAATAGGAAAAGAAAATGCCACAAGTAACAGTAACAATCGGGTTGCCGGGATGCGGTAAGACCACCTGGGCGAATGAACAAGTGAAATCAGCACGGTCAAAGACTGTTATTGTAAACCTTGATGACATTCGTCAGACAATGGCTGGTTCCCATAGTAACTACAAGTTCCGCAAAGACAACGAACAGTACGTGCAAAACGCTCAGTACAGTGCTGCGGTACATGCGGCTGCTAACAAGTGGAACATCATTGTTGGCGACACTGGCCTGAACCCTTCCGTTCGTGAGAAGTGGAAAGAGTTCGCAAAAGAGCACGGTTACACTTACAAAGAACAAAACTTCTTTGAAGAATTCAAGAAAGGTAAAACTTTCGTACATGAGTTCTTCGCAGTTAAGGAGTATGTTAAACTGTGTAAAGAACGTAACCTGCTGCGTGAAAAATCAGTACCGGAAGAAGTGATCGACGGTATGGCAGAAAAGTACTTCTACAGTGCTTTCACGGCTCCAGTACCAACGAATACTGATCTTCCTGAAGCCATCGTTGTTGATATTGACGGTACTTTGGCTCACATGAACGGCAAACGTGGTCCATACGAAGAAAAGAAAGTATCTGTTGATGATCCAGACGCAGAAGTAATTCTGTCAGTACTGGCAGAGAAGAACTATCTTGGTCGTACTGTGATCATCATGAGTGGTCGTCACGAAACCTGTCAAGAAGATACTGAAGCATGGTTACAGAAGTACGGTATTCCATACGATCATATCTTCATGCGTGGTGCTGAAGATAGCCGCTCGGACGACATTGTGAAGTACGAACTGTACATGAACAATGTCTTTGATAAGTACAAAGTTGTCAAAGTATTCGATGACAGGCAAAAAGTTGTGGAAATGTGGCGTAAACTGCTGAAGTTGAAAGTGTTTGCTGTCGCGGAAGGTAATTTCTAACAATGATATAAATAGTGCATACGGAGGATTGTATGCACTATTTAATTTACAAAGTAACAAATTTAATTAATAATAAAATTTATATTGGAGCACATAAAACTGAAAATTTAAATGACAGTTATATGGGTTCTGGAAAATACATAAAACTTGCCATTAAAAAATATGGTATAGAAAATTTTAAGAAAGAAATATTATTCATTTTAGATACACCCGCTGATATGTATGATAAAGAAAAAGAAATAGTGAATGAAGAATTCATTAAAAGAACAGATACATATAATTGTAAGGTTGGTGGTCGTGGTGGCATGACCGCATTTATGAGTAATGAAGAAAAAGAGCAATTCATTCAAAATATGTCCAGAATACGAAAAGCCCAATATGATAATGGGGAAGTGGTATCATGGAATAAAGGAATGAAAATGTCAGATGAATTTTGTTCAAAAATTAGTGAACGTATGATAGGAAAATTTGTTGGTGAAAATAATCCTATGTATGGTAAGCCTTGTTTTTATAATATGTCTGATTCTGAAAAACAAAAATGGTCTGATGGAATTAGAAAAAGTAATACTGGAAAAATTCGAACAGAAGAACATAAGAAAAATTATTCATCTGCTGCTTCTAAAAGAAAATGGTTAGTTCACAAAGATGGTACTGTCACTCATACTATGGATGAAAATGATTATAGATTAAATCATCCAGATTGGCAAAATGGTAAAAAATGGAAAGACAAATAAGGACACACTATAGTGTCCTTTCTTTTAATTAAACACTATAAGGAGTACAACATGATTCACGTTGTATATACAATCACAAAAAAAAATTCAGTACGAGTACATGATGTAGTCACCAGTACTGAACAACGCTGGCTTGATGGTAATCAGGTAACTGGTGGTATTCTCGAATCAATTCGTAAAACCTATCCAGAATCTGAATTCGATATTGAAGTCAGTACTTTAATCAGTACTGGAAATCAACCGAATGAGTGATTTCTTAAAGTACTTAGAAGAAGCAAGTAGCATTGTAGCTACTTGGCCTAAGTGGAAACAAGATGGCTCAGACGTAACTAAATTTATTAAAACTGGTAAGGATTAAAATATGAGCATTCTTTTCACCCTGATTTGGTTCGCAGCATTCATTCTGGTCATTGTTTTCGCAAACAAACAGAACCGCAATGTTTTCATTTGGGGTTTAGTAGCACTAGTATTCTCCCCACTACTGGCACTAATTGGCCTGTGGTTATTTGGTAAAAGTTATGGCTAACGAAGTACAATATGTATTCCCCGAAGACCAATCAGAAGAAGTACAATTTGATTACATCTCAGATATGATGGATGCTATCGAAGAAAGTACTTTTCATGAATTGGTCTTAAAAATTGATATTAACTATAAAAAAGAATGGATGATTGAAATCTACGAACATGCGGAAGAAGATGAACGTGATTCATTTGACAGCTTGGAAATGGTTGATTGGTATACTGGAAAAACATTGAAGGATGTTTTTGATTATTTTATGGAGCGTTATATATGAGTGACGAACGTACCTTTGGAAAACTTCAGAATGAATTAGAAATTAACGGTTCATTTCGTAATGATGCCGACCGTGATTCTTTTATTCGTGACCTCCGCACTATGTATAATCTAGTTGTAGATTTCGACCGTGAATACTATGGCGACGATGAAGACGTAGATCCTGATGATTTATTTGAAAACTACACCCCACTAACCCTAGAAGTACTAGACAATATATCTAAATCAATTCCGGTTGATGGTGATATGGTTTCTAATGAAATCGAATTCATGATTAGTATTCTTGACGCTGGCGATCAAGACGATGCGTTCGGTAGTAATGGTTGGCGTTATCGTTTAGGATGGGATTAATGATTGACATTCTTATTATGGTGGGAATTGCTTATCTAATTGGATTAGCCTTGACAATCGTTGTGGGTAATACAATTGGTAAAAGCTGGAATGAACCACTTGGTTTTTGTATTGTCGCTGGTGTAGCAGTACTGTGGCCTGTTCTTGTTCCTGCTATTATCTATGAAGAATATAAGGACAGGAAAAGTAAATGACCACATTCCTCTCGATACTATGTGTAGTACTGGTGATTTATATCATCGGTGCTATCGTATCATTTATTCATCATTTCGGGGAACTTACTCACGAAATTGATGTTGATAGTAGTCTAGGTATTATTTTTGCTTTATTCGCTTTCTTGATGGCGGTATTCGCAGGTGTTTTCTGGCCTATGATAATCTATCTCAAGATTGAAGAATATTTTAAAAAGGATAAAACCTAATGACTAAAATCTATGTAACTCCTGATGGTACTGAATTTACTTCTAAAGAAGATGCCGTGGAATACCAGGAGCTTAAAGATGCTAAAGACCAAGCTTTTGCTGAGAAACGTATGGAGTTCTTACGTTTACGTGAAATTGCTGGTAAAGCAAACTCTGATCTATTTGCGTTCCAATCGAATTGTGAACACCCATATGTCACTGTAAAACCAGAATCCGATACTGGAAACTGGTGTAAGTCCGACGATTCATACTGGTACGTTATTACGTGTAAATGTTGTGAACAGCGGTGGCATGAAGATCAAAGTACTAGCAAGTATCGCAGTAGTGATGCTAATGTTGAATGGATTGGAAGATGATTGTAGCTTTACATATTATTAGTGAGTCAAGTGACCACTATACTGAGTTGTTCGTAAACAAAACAGTTGATGAAATCAAAACTGAATTGTATAATATTATTGATTGTGTCGCACCTGTTGGCGATTATCATTATGCATTCGATGATGATACTACTGATGCAGAAGAAAAAGAAGTTAAACAAATGATTTCACAATGGGTCGATGATTCATGGAAATGTGAAGATGGAGACGACGAGTGAGTGATTTAACCCCACAGCAACAGTTGCAAGTTGCGATGAAGAAAGTTGATGAAGCATTAGCAGAAGCAATGGCTATTGCTGATGAACATGGACTTACTATTAATCTTGATATTTCTTATGGTATGGGTGGAACTTATTACCCACCAGTACTTCTTCAAGGTGAAGAATCTTGGGCTGTAGATGAATACTATATGGACGCAGATCAAGGTGGTTGGGTAGCATCCAGCCAAACTTGCTAAGGCACTATAATGAGCAAAGCAAAACGTTTATCTCAAATTGAGAAAGAAATTCAAGCACTGATCAACGAAGGTGAAGAACTGGCTAACGAAACTGGTCAGCAATTCTCTGTTATGGATGAAACATTCTATCCAGGCAGCAAGATCAAAGAAATGTGCGATGAAGATTCAGATAACTATGAATATCTGGATGATTGGTACGCCGAAGAATACGGCGAAACTGGTCGTTGGATGGGTAGCTCTGATTTCTGCTAATCTATTGGGGAAGTTTATTCCCCATTTTAATTTAAACTGGAGATAATTATGACAGTTATCGAAGCAATTGAAGCACGTATTGAAGAATTAACTAAAAAACGTGAATCTAACAAACAAGCTATGCAACCATTGTATAAAGAAAATAGCATGTTAACTGATGAAATTCAGGAACTACAGGCTCAAGTACTAAAACTTCAGGCCGAAGCAATTGAAACTGAAGAAGACATGATTAAGTTCTATATTAAAGATGATGGTATGTCTCAAGGTATGGATCATTATCATGCTCGTAAACGTTTCTTTGAATCAATTGGTCTTGATGTAAGTGGCTATTATCCAAAAACAGAACAGTGTGGATTTCAGATAAGCATTGATAGCTCTGGTTCAAACATTAACAGTACTGTTGAAGGTATTAACAAAGTACTGCCATTTATGATTCCATTTGATGGTTCTGAATATGATCGTGGTGAAATTATTCACTTTAGTATTTTTGAATATACCTGTTCAGAATTTGGTTCATACAGTCTTATCTATGATAAAGACAAAGAAGAATGGGCAATTTCTATTATTGCGTGGCATCGCCGCCGTGAAGTCAAAGCATTTAAATTGCTAAACGAAGCACTTGAATATCTGGCTAAACATCATCATTCTGATTATCCAGAAGATGAAGAAGATGAAGATGAATTTGATGGCTATCATATGCCTTAATAAATGGTGATTGTATGTTGATTATTGGCAGTACTGCTTTTCCTGATGCTATTCGTCCGGCAAATAAAGAAACTGATCTTGATGTTATGATGATGTCTGATGAATGTCAACGTGTCGTTTTGGAATGGACTAAGCTTTATACAGATATGACCATTGAAAAAGTAACAGATGATTATATGCATATTAAAAATGCGTATGGTTATATTGATGTTGAAATCTATATTGGACATTCTAATAACAGTACTGAACAATTAATCAAGTACTGGCACGCTGAACATGATATAATTACAGCACCATTGGATGTACTGTACGCAATTAAAATGTCACATCGTTACTTGCGTAATTCCCCACATTTCATTAAAACGCATCGTGATATAATGCTGATGCGTAAGATGGGTGCTAATATGGATGATCCTGTATTGTACGAAATTTTCAAACTTCGTGAGAAGGAAACGTATAACTACAAGCATCCAGTACTGGATCAGGCTAAAGCATCATTCTTCAGTGGTGATGGTGTTAACTACATCTATGACCACGATACCATTCATGAAGCAATCATGATTGATGATAAACCTGCTTACATGAATTATATCGTTGATGGTGCTGATGTGATGACAAGTAAAGAGAAATTCTTTGCTCAACCGGATCGTATTAAACTCCTGGGTGTATATGAGGAAACTTGCGTACTCGCACTGGAACGTTCACAAATCCCTAACAACTTTGAATTAGATCCACGTAGTTCATTTGTAACTGCTCTAATTAAGGTTTGTACAAGTATTACTTCTGGCTGGTTCAGGGAATACGCATGGGAAAACTTTGACACTATTATTACTATGTATCGTAAAAGTGGTGAAAAAGATTACGTAAATAGGTTCCACCAGAACCAAGAAGTACTGAAACCATACGAGGTATAATATGGGTGAATTGAAAGTTGGCACAATTGCTATGGTTTATGGACTATTGAAAAATGTTCAAAATAATGGTAAATGTGTAACATTAGTTGAAATACAAGATCCATCAACAGGTTCAGTTCGTGTCGGTCTAGAATCACTTATGCTAGATCTAAATGAAGATATGAAAAACTATCTTAGTGATTCAAAATATTGGTGGTTATGTGACGATGGTTGTCTATATATGCCAAAAAATTTATTGCCTATTGGTGATAAAGATACTGACCTTGTGAAAAATAAGGAAAAAGAAAATGAGCATTAATTGGGATTTAGTACTGATCCTATATGGTTTTGGTGCTGTCATTACATTTATTTCATATTTGGTCTTCTTACATAAACAAGAAGACCGAGATGTTAATATGAATACATTACAATTATTAGGAATATTTCTTCTTTGTATTTGTGTGTGGTGGTTAGAAATTATTTTACGCATAGGCGTAATTTTATACAAATGGTTGTCTAAACCTATTATTAAAAAGAGGAAAGCCACATGAGCTTTGTAAAAGTTATTGACGTTCCTGATGATAAAAATGTTTATTTCATCGGTGATATTCATGGGAACTTCGAATTGTTCCAAAGTACATTACATGAATTGGGTATAACCGATGATGATGTATTAATTAGTGTTGGTGATTTAGTTGACCGTGGTCAATACAACGCCAAAACTTTATTCGAATTTCTGAATAAAGAAAACCGTCATATGGTTCTTGGAAATCATGAACGTATGATGATGGACGCACGTAACAGCCGTGAATGGGATATGTGCTGGAAACAGAATGGTGGTCAGAAGACCCTTGATGAAATTGGTCTACCAGGTGTTAATCATTTCTGTACTTTACTTGAAGAAGTACCGTACTTGATTGAAGTAAATCATCGAGGTTATAAAATTGGTGTATCACATGCTGGCATTCCACATTATCCAGCTATCAATACGTGGGATCTCATTAAGGAATATACTGAAAATAATCCTGAGTACCGTTATCAGTTGATTTGGGATCGTGATGCGATTCAGTACGCAATTTATGATCATCAAGTACCGCCAAAAGAAAAGCTAGAAGCTGTAGTTGAAGGTGTTGATTATGTAATTCATGGTCACACTGGAGTACCTGAGCCTTTGGTATTTGGGAACCGTGTATGGTTAGATACACAATTCCGTAATGGTTCTTTCACCATTGGTCAGATGGATACAGAAACAATGATAATGAAATTCTTCGCTGTGATTCCTGATGAATGGGGTCCAGACGCAGGTTTCACAATAAAGGAATACTAATGCGTTTATATAGCATCACAAATATGTATATGGCTGGCATTCATGCTGGCATCCAGACTCAGCATAGTACTGCTGAGTTATTTGTAAAATATCCAATGACTAATTCAGCAACTTCTCATTTGGGAAGTGTTGTATACACTTGGGCTAAGTATGCTAAAACTACTGTTGTTCTGAATGGTGGTATGCATGATGCTCTGTGTAGTCTTCTGGAACTTCTTGAAGAATGGGAACGTAAAGACCCACAAGAAGTAATGCCGTTCGCACCATTCTTTGAACCAGGTGTAAATAACGCACTAACGAGTATCAGTGTTGTAATGGATGCAGTAGCTGTTGATTATATGGCACGTATTCGTAGTACTAAACCGGATACTGAAGATTACGAACAATTACATCTGGAAATGCATGACTCATACGGTCGTTATGGCATTCCAGTACTTGAAGCAATCGCATTTTTACCACTAGCAAAATAAGAGAACAAACAATGGCTGTTATTCCTGAGAAGTTTTATGTTACACGTGTTTATCGTTCAGCAGAAGAAATGCTTGGTTGGATGGTAGTAGCAGATAACGAAGAAACAAAAAAATTCAAACAAACTAAAGAACGTGCTGACCGTTGGGCTACTCCATATCATAATTCTACTCAGAAAGCTATGGAACCAATTTATGTTGATAATGAACCACGTACCGGTTTCCGTATGGTTACTAACGTAAGTCGTTACAGTACTTCTAACGTTGTGTGGCGTATTATGCATCCAGAAGGTTTTGAGTTCGAGATTACTTCTGATAATCTTTGTGATCTTCTGGAAACCAACACTATTGTTGAAGGTGAATTCCAAGATCCTTTGTTCTTCACTCATAATAAGAAATTGGTTAATGAGAAAACAAAACTGTTCGCAGATTTGATTGCTCGTGAAGAACATAAGAAAGAACAGAAGAAGAATGTTCAGGAAGTTGAAGTAGGTGATATTCTTACTTTCCCATTGGAGCAAACTACTTCTGGTAATACTAGCCATCAGCAAAGCCCTGAATCAGTAACTGTTGTGTACTGTGGTAAGTATCATGCTATCAATGTTTCTAAGAATGACAGTTCTGAATTCACTTCAAAAAGTTCTCTGAAATTCGTTGTGAAGAATACCGACGATAACCGTTATTATGCTCTGAGTAAATTACCGGACTTTAATATCGGTAGTAATGTTGAGATTGATCGTGCGACTGTTATTTCAGAAATGAATGAACAGATTCGCAACACTCATGAAATGACTGGTAACGCATACTATTATCACAACTATATTCCGAATGCGTTGTCTATCATGTTCCTGAATGATAAGCCATATAAGTTAGAAGATACTCATGTGGAATATCATGAAGTACCGTTCAGTACTATCAATTACTTAGAAAGTAATAAGATTTATCGTATTGACCCTGATACCAAAATGACTTCATTCCGTCATGAATACACTCAGCAAACATACAGTGGACCACGTACTGATTATTCTCACTACAGTTCTCGTGATCCAGTAACCACGTATTACAACTATTATAGTAATGTCAATTACACGTTAGTTGGTATTGTGGGTGTTCGTATTACTGGATATAATGAAAATGGCTCACCACAAGTTGCTGTCAACCGTTATTCTTCATATCGTGGCGACGATTACCTGAACTTCCGTCTACCTCAAACTATTGAAGTAGGTTATTACACTCTATAAGGAAATAGAATGTCTGTTTTAGATATTATCTTAGAAATCAAAGAAACTTCTAGTACTAATGCTAAGAAGGATATTCTCACTGAGAATATCAACAACGTAGATCTTAAACGTGCCATTCATTTGGCACTTGAGCCTTCGATTGTTAGTGGGATTAAAAAGATTCCAGAACCATTTGAGACAGAACAATCTCTGACTCTAAGCGAAGCACTTGACCAACTGGACAATCTATACAATCGTGAAGTGACTGGTAATGCTGCTCGTCACTTCCTAAGTGAACTATTAGGTTCTTTAGATGAAGACGACGCAGAAGTTATTCGTCGTGTAGTACTGAAGAATCTGGATTGTGGTATTCAAGAAAAAAATGCGAATGATGTATACGGTAAGGACTTCATAAAAGATGAACCTTACATGCGTTGTTCATTAGTAACAGAAAAGACTATTCCGAATATTACTTCCTTCAAAACTCATGGATATGCTGTCTCTGAAATTAAGATGGATGGTCAATATCTGAACAGTGCTGTCGTAAATAACACCTTGCTTTGTACGTCACGTAATGGTAAAATCTATGACTTCCTGGGACATAAAGACCAGGACATGATTGAACTGGCTACTGCTGTACAGAACATTGATGACCGTTTTAGTAGTGGTGTAGTCTTTAACGGCGAATGTCTAGTACTGGATAGTAACGGGAATATTCTTCCTCGTGAAACTGGTAATGGTATTATTCAGAAAGCTGGTAAAGATAGTATTTCTGATTCAGAAGCTATGCGTGTTGTATTTGTCCTTTGGGATGTAATACCG